TCGGTGCGTCTACATCAAGTGGTTCCAACGTCGGTGCGTCTACATCAAGTGGTTCCAACGTCGGTGCGTCTACATCAAGTGGTTCCAACGTCGGTGCGTCTACATCAAGTGGTTCCAACGGTTCCATCGGTGCATCAACATCAAGTGGTTCGAACATCGGTGCAAACTCACGTGCACCAAGTGTCCCGCAAATCCCCGACACCGCGCCCCAAGACCAAATTGCGACAACAACCGCCATTCTCGCCAATCTTAACCAGATCGGCGGGACGTTGAAACCGGCGTTGGTACCGTATTTTTACACAATTACGCGCAAACTTAACGGCAATGTACGTCGATTTTTAGCCAGCAAAGCCGAGTTTTATCAACCACAGAAACAAAAGCATAGTCGCAATTTCATGTTTACTCAATTTAATGCTGCTCTCGAAGTTCTTGCGGCTCTGGAGCCACGCCAGATCGACCGTATCGTTTTCGGTAAAGAGTTGAGCACAGACCAACAACGGTCCGCGCAAGCAGCAACGTTTGTGTCCAATCCAACACCCTTTGATTTAAAAGATGTGGCGTCGTATGACAGAAAATTACAATTTTTGGCGAATTGGAATGTGTATACTGAAGACGCAACAACATTTTTGCCAAAAGGCCAGCGACAGCAGTTTGGCGGAACACGGAGACGGCAACATCGTCGTCGTACATTGAAATTAACAAAAAAACATTAAAGACCATTTATGCTTTGGTGCCCTTGGGTACTTTGGTGGCTGCCGTGGGTACCGTAAGTGCTGCCTTGGGTGCTTTGGTGGCTGCTTTGGTGGCCTTGGGTGCTTTGGTGGCCTTGGGTGCCTTGGGTGCCTTGGTGGCTGCTTTGGCAGCCTTGAGCGCCTTGCCTCCGGAATCGCCCGCAGCCGCCGCCTCTGCTTCCCGCGTCCGTCGCTCAACAAGAAACAGTTCATAGCTCTCACTGAATGCATTGAGATCTGTCAGCCACAAGGACTCGGGCGTTTCTTTTTCCAGAAGTCGCCGTTCTTCATGTGCCGTGTCCAAGTCTTCCGTCAATTCGATGACCGCAGCAGCTTTCAGACGGTCCACCCGTGTCTTCAGCAAATATTCATACCCCTTCAAGTCAACACCGTCAGATAGCATGGGCAATTCCAGTTTCTGTAAACCCGCGAGCAATTCCTCATCCTTTGCATTTGCCACCACGAGTTCGCCATCCACCACAGCACGCACAAAGCGAACACGTGCATCCAATTCAACAATCTCAGCGTTCAAACGGGCCAATTCATTCGCCTTGCGCGCCACATAGCCCTCCAACCGGCGCACGTAAAATGTCTCGAGGATTTCTCCAACGGATGTAAATCGCCGCAATTTTCCGTTGCAATCAAACGCGACCATGTTGGTGTTTGCAAACGATGTTGTCAACTTGAATTTCTTCTCGAACTCTGCGGGAAATGTGCGCGCTTCGTGAAAGTATTCGGGATCCAGCGTCAGCGTAAAATCAACACTCACATCGTCTGAATTTGGCACGTAGCTTTTAAGGAGTTTTCCCTGAACGGCGGAGGATGTAACGGATTCCGTGTCGGATGCTTTGGCTTTGGCCGCTTTCGTAGCTTTCGTAGCTTTGGTGTCATCAACAACATCCTTGGATTTCGCACGTCGAGCAGCCGTTGCAGCAGCTTCCTCCTCTGCAGCCGCTTGCAACAAGGAGTCCAGAAATTCCTTGTAGGCATGTGTCCACCTACCTATCGGCAATTCCGTAATGTGCACGGTACCATTCGTGATGTCGAATGTATGCACGCCTCGCGTAATGGTTGAAATGGCACTACGGCGCGTAGTTGACGCAACAGACCCGTGAAATCCATCCCACCACGGTTTCAATTCAGTCGACGTCAAATCCGTAACCTCGCCCAACAATCGCGAGCGGAGCGCATTCACGATGTCTCGCGGCGAATGCGGCATAATGTCGGTAGAATATCCCGTTCCAATACCCGCGGCACCGTTCACAAGTAGCATCGGAATCACGGGCAAATAATATTCGGGTTCGACCGATTGACCGTCATCCAATACCCACGTCAAGACTCCGTCGTCCGTTTTGGGGAAAATGGTTGCCTGAATCGGTTCCAAGGCTGTAAAAATATACCTCGGGGCAGCAGAGTCTTTGCCACCCGCAATACGTGTTCCAAACTGACCACTCGGAATCATCAAATTCACGTTGTTGGATCCCACAAAGTTGTGCGCCATACCCACAATTGTCTCTGTCAAGGACACCTCGCCGTGGTGATACGCCGCATGCTCTGAAATGTAGCCTGCCAACTGAGCAACTTTGATCTCACTCGTCAGATTTCGCTTGCGAGCACCCCACAGGATTTTCCGTTGGCTCGGCTTGAGCCCATCCATAACATGCGGAATGGATCGAATGTTGTCGCTGATTGAAAAATGAATCAACTCGTCGTGGATGAAACGGGAAAAGGATACGTCTGCACCACCCGCAGGAACGGAAATCACACGGCTCGGGTCGTATGTATCCAGCCACTCCTTGCGTCCTTCGGGGCCTTTGCGACCATCCGACAATTTTGCAGCGAATGCAAGCTCGATATTTTGATTTGAGTGTTCATCCCACGTAAAGCGCTCAATTGTCATGGACCTGAAATATTCACATGCATCCGTTGCCGTAGATGTACCCAGACCCTTGAAGTACTTGATGGACCAACCGCGTGCTCCCGCAGGCTGAGCCAAACGCCACGTGTCATATTCGGACGCAGAATAAAAGGAATGCACAGTTTTGCCACGTGTTGCCTTGAGGAGCGGTGTCATCAAACAAGACAGAAAACCCAATTGGAGCAACTCGGGCCACTCGTTGTGAATGAAATTGATGATGAGACCCTTGATGTGTGAACCATCCGCATCTTGATCCGTCATTGCCATGAGATGACCGTAACGCAATTGGGACAGCGACGTATATTTGAAACCGGCTTTGAGACCAATAATGCGCTTAAGTGTAGTAATTTCGGCATTGTTGTTGATTTTTTCCTGCGAGGCTTCTCGGACGTTCAGGACTTTGCCTTTGAGTGGAAACACGCCGTATTTGTCGCGACCGACAACTTTGAGACCGGACATTACCAGCGATTTGGCCGAATCACCTTCCGTTAGAATCAGGGTGCATTGCGCACTTTGGGCACTTCCAGCCAATGTTGCGTCTTCCAGTTTAGGAATACCCAGAATGCGCACCTCGCGTTTGCCGTCGGTCTTTTTGGCATCGCGGCTAAGGGATTTATCGAGCACAAGCCGTGCCTCGTCGAGCAGACCACCCTCTTTGGCCAAACGGGTAACGAAATCATCCGAAATTGTGAAGACGGAACCGAATGCCTTGGGTGGGGTCGTCAGCGTTTCCTTGGATTGGGATTCAAATTCGGGATTTTCAATTGTCGCATTGATGAAGAATGTGACGGCATCTTTGAGCTGCCCAGGCTTGAGGCCGAGTTTTGCACCCGGTCCTTTGCAGAATTTGCCGAGAATCTCGCTCGATACGTCGGCTACGTGTTTGCCGCCGCGTCGAGTGAAAATGCCGTTGACAAACGAAATGTGGCGATCTTCGGGTGCCTGGTCGGCAAACAAATCGTGGGTCAATACGGCCGCTACTTCCCAACGGTCGTTCGGGCGTTCATAAAAGAGCTTGACGCCAGGTTTAATGATGCGCCGGCAATATTGCTCGAAGGATGTCACGGGCAGCGGACTGTCATTCAGAAACACTTTGCAGCCGCGCGCGAGTGCTGCCACGCTGAAAACACGCGTACGCAGCACGGCCATCATGTCGTCGGGAATTGTTGTGGTTCCTGCGGGATAAAAACGCGAAATATCCACAACAGAACTGAGCTCCGTAAAGGGCTTGGCCCCCTTGGGTGCCGCGGAAATAACAGGTGCGTCAATAACCGTCATGTTGTCGTGAAACGTTTGAGAATACAGTTTTTTCGAGTCGCACGTTTGAACCGTAAATTCGGAACTAAAGACGTTTGCGAGTTTGGCGCCAAATCCGTTGCGACCACCGACGATTTTCTTTTCCGTGTCGTCATAATTTGACGATGTTAGCAGGTGGCCGAAAATGAGCTCAGGAACCATGACACCCGTTTCTGTGTGAAGTTCGACGGGAATTCCCTCGCCATCATTGCGCACACGGAATCCCGTAGGAGTCAGCCAGAAACGGATTTCAGTAACGCGATTTGATTTGATTGCAGCATGGCGTGTGCGAGTGGCGTGATCCAAGGCGTTTACAACGATTTCATCGAAAATTTTGTAAAGACCAGGGTTAAATTCAACGGTCGTCAATTCGACATTGTCGCCCCAAATCCACATTTTTGTAGGTCCGCTTTTTAATGAACCCACATAGGAGTCTGGTCGCCGAAGAATGTGTTCGCGCTGCGAAAGTTTAACGTATGCGGAAGCCATCCTATAAATTTTGTGGTGTGTGTGCATGGGGGGGTCAATTTTGGACCCGCGGGTAGCGAGTTTTGTCAACGGTTTGCAACACGTTTAGTGTTTTAAATGCAAAAAACCCATTGCCTTTCAATACATCTGTTAATAGCATTTATCGTCGTGGTTGCGCGAATTGCCATACGCATTTACGCAAGGGTAACATTTTACCACACGAGGGTCTATCTGTACGACCGTTTGCAACGCGAAGTGCATTATTGTCGTTTGCTGACAGGTCCACGAGGGTCCGCTAACAACATATTGACAACTTCCGTATGACCGTTTGCGCTTGCAAAGCGAAGTGCATTATTGTCGTCTGCTGATGGGTCAACACGAGGGTCCGCAAGTAATAGCTTGACAACTTCCATATGACCGTTAGCGCTTGCCTGGCGAATTGCGAAATTGATGTTTGTTGACGGGTCCACACGAGGGTCTTCAAGAAGTAGCTGGACCACATCTGCATGACCGTTTGCACTTGCAACGCGAATTGAAATATTGTCGTCGGCTGACGGGTTCACACGAGGGTCTTCAAGAAGTAGCTGGACCACATCCGTATGACCGTGTGCACTTGCAAAGCGAATTGAATCGGCTGACGGGTCCACACGAGGGTCTGCAAGCAGCAGCTTGACCACATCTAAATGACCGCCTGCACTTGCAGACCCAAATCCATTATTGTCGTCGGCTGACGGGTCCACACGAGGGTCTTCAAGAAGTAGCTGGACCACATCTGCATGACCGTTTGCGCTTGCAAGGCAAATTGCGAAATTGTCGTCTGCTGACGGATCAACACGAGGATCTGCAAGCAACACCTTGACCACATCTAAATGACCGCCTGCACTTGCCAGTCCCAATGCATATTCGTCGTTTGCTGACGGGTCCACGCGTGTATCCGCCAATAGAACCTTTACCACTGCAGCATGCCCGTATTCACTTGCATAGCCAATTGCGAAATTATCATCTGCAGACGGATCAATGTCTGAAAGTGTTAGAAACAGCTTTCCACATGTGCATCTGTCAGGACACTTGTAAACGTACTAAATGTCAATGGCATTGTGGGAAATTTCAGCAACCATTCGAGGGTTTTGATTAAAGTTGTCCATGTATCTACTGCGTCTGTTGTTTCTGCTTCAAGTTCAAGGCGAACCAATTCCGTTTCCAATGCCATTTTTGCAGTAGCAACAATTTTATCCGCAAATGCACGATGTGTGTGTAAAGCGATGTCAAGTCCAGCTTTTTAAGAGTGATGTTCGCAACATTGGACATGCATCGTATTCACACACGTCCTTTGCGCGCGTCAATTTTTCATCCATGTGGTAAAAATTGATAGCGTGTGATTGCTATGTTTTGGTAATCATGGATCCAACACAGGAGCGCATTTGTCGATCCGTCATTCCTGATTCATTGAAACTCCTGCGCACAATTGCTGAAACGTCATCGCCTGTTACACTTGAAGATGCTGTAAAATCGGACAATGTTTGGCTTGTACGTTTAGGGATTGAAAGTGGTCGAACGGTCGACGGGTTAGCGTTTCAACGTGCATGTGCAAACGGATTCACGAACATTGTCCGTTTGTTCGTTGATTTGCCGTTGGAAATAGGCGTTGCTGCATGCGACAACGAAGCACTTCGACTCGCGTGTAAACACGGGCATACGGAAATTGTCCGTTTGCTCCTTGATTTGCCGTTGGAAAGAGGAGTTTGCCCAGCCGCATGCTACAACGCAGCACTTCGACTCGCGTGTGAACACGGGCACACGGAAATTGTCCGCTTGCTCCTTGATTTGCCGTTGGAAAGAGGCGTTGACCCAGCTGCATGCAACAACGCAGCAATTCGACTCGCGTGTGAACACGGGCACACGGAAATTGTCCGTTTGCTCCTTCAGCTGCCGCCAGAAAGAGGCGTAAATCCTGCTGAAGATGTTTTCGATGAGCGTGTTACGATTACCGTTTCCGAAAAGAATATTTACTGGGTATTTAAAACGCCGTTTATTGATGCATTTCTTCGCGGGCATACAGACATTGTTCGTTTGTTCTTAGAAAAACAGGAAAAACCGAATAAAGAGATTATGACTGTATTGTTTAGGTTTGCATCCTTCAATGGATACATGGAAAGAGCTCGATTACTGTACCCTGATGCAAACTTAATTTAAATTTAATATGTTTGTTAAACGTTTTGTTTTAAACGCGCGGTGTTGAGAGCTTTATCAAATTCGTGTAATGTTTTGGCAGAAAAGGAATATTAAAGTAAACATGTGTTCATTTTGCACTCCAATGTAAGACTTCCCATAGCAGTTTAAGAACAGTCAAAAAAATTGAAAGTAGCTGTTCTGGGAAGCCTATTAGAGTTCCCATCTGCTGTTCCGAGCTCAGCCACTTCCATTGTTCCTTCAATTTCTCGGAACAGTGGTTGGGAAGCCCTGCTCCAATGTATCCAACATTTCCGCATGAATTTCCGACGAAACGTCTTGTGTCGTGTGAAAAATTGATGTCGTGTGTGTTGTCGTGTGTTAGGCATCATGAACCCGTGTAAGAGCATCATCGCTTCTGATTCATTGAAAATCCTGCGCACAATCGCTGAAACGCCATATCCTGTCACATTTGAAGATGCTGTAAAGTCTGGCAATGTATGGCTTGTACATTTAGAGCTTGAAAGTGCAACAGACTACAATAAAGCATTTCGAATCGCATGTTCCCGCGGGCATACGGAAATTGTCCGCCTGCTCCTTGACCGCGGCGTGAATCCATCTGCCATTGACAATTATGCACTTCGGTGGGCAAGTAGAAACGGGCACACGAATATTGTCCGCTTGCTCCTTGATTTGCCGCTCGAGAAAGGTGCTGACGCATTTCGAGATGCGTATGAGTTGGGACACACGGAAATTGTCCGTTTGCTCCTTGATTTGCCGCTCGATAGAGGGGTTGATCCAGCTATTTCGAGCAATGATCCGATTCGATATGCATGTGAAAGGGGGTACATAGATATTGTCCGTTTGCTCCTTGAGCTGCCGCCAGAAAGAGGTGTAAATCCTACGGCAAGGGGTGAATTTACTGCAATACGATTAAAAAACAATGAATGGGTTGAATTTCACAGAACGGCGTTTGATGTCGCTTGTATTCATGGGCACACGGAAATCTTTCGGCTGCTCTTGAACGTATGTCGGCCCGGTGATCATGGTGTTCATGGTGTTCATGGTTATCATTTAATTAGGATTGCAATTGACCGTGGATTCACGGAAATCGTGCAATTACTTCAAGGTGTGAAAAATTGATGCCGCATTGCAACGCGGTGTGTTTTGTAGCATGGATGCACTCGATAAAAACGGTATTTTGGACTCGTTGAAAATCTTACGCACAATTGCTGAAACACCAGCGACGATAGGATTGGAAGATGCTGTACAGTCTGGCAATGTGTGGCGTGTAGGTTTAGCGCTTGAAAGCGGTTCCAATAAATACTTATTTCGCATTGCAAAGTAGCACATTGACATTTTCCGTTTGCTTCTTACGCATGGAATTAATCCGACCGACGACAAGAATGTGATATTTCGAGTCGCATGTCACCGCGGGCATACAGAAATTGTCCGTCTGCTGCTGGCGCTACCGCCAGAGAGAGGCCCGCAGCATGCGACAATGAAGCGCTACGATATGCATGTCGCAATGGACACACAGAAATTGTGCGTTTACTCCTTGATTTGCCGTTTGAAAGATGCATAGATCCAGCTATTTGGGACAATGCACCGCTTCGATTTGCGGTGTGTTACGGACACACGGAAATTGTCCGTTTGATCCTTGATTTGCCGGTAGAACGAGGGGTAGCGGCAACCGACAATGAAGTATTAAGATATGCATGTACACGGGGATTTACAGACATCGTCCGTTTGCTCCTTGAACTTCCGTTTGACCGCGGGGTTAATCCGGCAGCACGCGACAATGAAGCGCTTCGAGTCGCATGTGAATACGGACACACGGAAATTATTCGTTTGCTCCTTGCGCTACCGCCAGACCGTGGCGTGTCCTATGGCAAGGAGTGAATTTATTGCAATACGATTAAAAAACAATGAATGGATTGAATTTCACAGAGCAGCGTTTAATGTCGCTTGTATTCATGGACACACGGAAAACGCATCAAGCCACCCATTATACTTCAAGGTGTGCAAAATTTGATGCCACAGCGTTTGTTCGCCACTCCGCAACATTCGAGAAAAAACGGTGTCTTAGATTCCGCATGCCTACACGGGCACATCGTCCGCTCGACCGAAAAGAGGCCTGCAGCAAACAATTCTCAAGCATTCAAACATGCATGTAAATACGGATACATTGAAATTGTTCGTTTATATCCGAGTTTAACGCCGAGCGAATTATTAGAGTTTCGTTCTCGCACATTCGTTAGAACACCGTTTGCATGCTTAAAAGAGCAAACGGAATTAGTCCAATTATTCTTACTCATCCACCGGATTGTGCTGAAACATTGATAATGATTGCAATTGACAATGGAAATAGAGAACTTGCGCTGAATGTGTGAAATTAATGCGACGGTACAATTCTTTTGTTTGCAGCAATGACGCGAAATCGGTGAGAGGGCAAGTTCAGGCCCCACGGTAGGTACTTTTTGCCTGTACTTTTTTGCCCGAATTGAGACCAAACGGATTTAAACAAAAGTACCGAGATTTGGCCCTGGGGCAAGTTTCAGCGCTCTAAAAATTGATGCCACACGGATGATGTAGTTGTCGCTATTCATGAATTGCATTAACGATGGTCTCAAAATCTTGCGCACTATTGCAGAAACGCGGGCGTTAATCACATTAAAAAATGCCGTGGCGTCTGGCAGCAATGTGTGGCTGGTATGGCTGATACTTGAAAGTGGTGCAATAATTGATCCGGACACGTTTCAAACTGCATGCGCTAAAGGTCGCACGGACATTGTTCGTGTGTTCCTGGCACCAGAAAGAGGCTTGGATCCCGCAGGCAACGACAATGCAGCGTTTCAACGTGCATGCGAATGGGGGCATACGGAAATTGTTCGTTTGCTCCTGGCACCAGAAAGAGGCATGGATCCCGCAGCACGCGACAATGAAGCGCTTCAAATGGCATGTTTAAACGGACACACAGAAATTGTTCGTTTGCTCCTTGATTTACCGTTAGATAGAGGAGTCGATCCAGCAGCAGAAACCAATTATGCGCTTCGGTTGGCGTGCTATCATGGAGAAACGGGAGTTGTTCGCATGCTCCTTGATTTGCCGCCAGAAAGAGGTGTGAATTTTGCAGCACAAGACAATGAAGCACTTCGAAATGCGTGCTACCATGGGCACACGGACATTGTTCGCATGCTCCTTGATTTGCTGCCAGAAAGATGTGTGAATCCTGCAGCACATGACAATGCAGCACTTCAAAATGCAAGTTCGCGTGGCCACACGGAAATTGTTCGCATGCTCCTTGAACGAGGAGTGAATCATCCTGCAGCATTTGAACTTGCATGTAAATTTGGGCATATGGAAATTGTCCGTTTGTTTCTTGGTCTCGTTCCGGACATACATTCAAGGAGAAATTTGTTAAACCTTACAGCCTGTGTTCCGACGTTCGAATCTTACAGAGTCGAGATTACACCATTTACACTCGCATGTTTACACGGGCATACGGAAATTGTTCGCCATTTCTTAAGCATGTTTCGGCCACCAGATTCTTCCACTCTTGAAATATTGATAACGATCGCAACCGCCAAGGGATTCACAGACATCGTGCAATTACTTCAAAACATTGGCGTTTTCGAACAATGAGCGAGTCATCAACACATTTTTTAGGGTTTTAACCTTACATTTTTGATTCGGCGCGTTCTTTGTTCGTTTGTCAGGTTTACAATAAAAATAAAGTGTTTGCTTGAAAAGTGATGCGAACGTTAATTTATTTAAAATCTTCGTCCCGTAGTAAAATTGACACCACATGGAGCAGGTTGGGCACCATCATGGAATTGCTCAAGGACGTTGGTGTCGAAAATGTGTCAGATTGTTCACTTAATATCTTGCGCACTATTGCAAAAACGCGGGCGTTAATCACATTGGATGATGTCTTGGCGTCTGACAATGTGTGGCTGGTATGGCTGATACTTGAAAGTGGTGCAATAATTGATCCAGACACGTTTCAAACTGCATGCGCTGAAGGTCGCACGGACATTGTTCGTGTGTTCCTGGCACCAGAAAGAGGCGTGGATTCTGCTGTAATGGATCGAGCGTTTCAACTCGCAAGCAAACATGGGCATACGGAAATTGTCCGTTCGCTCCTGGCACCAGAAAGAGAAGTAAATCCTGCGACGCATGACAATTGGGCACTTCAAAATGCGTGCTACCACGGGCATACGGAAATTGTTCGTTTGTTCCTTGATTTGCCGTTGGAACGTGGCGTGAATCCAGCCGCATTTGATAATTTGGCACTTCGAATTGCAACCCAGCAGAAAAAAAACGGAAATCGTTCGTTTGCTCCTTGATTTGCCGCTGGATCGTGGGGTTGATCCTGCTGCAAAAAACAATGCTGCACTTCGAATTGCAAGTGAGCGCGGGCATACGGAAATTGTTTGTTTGCTCCTTGATTTGCCGCTGGACCGTGGAGTTGATCCAGCGGCAGTAAACAATGCAGCACTTCGGTTTGCAAGCAAATACGGTCACACGGAAATTGTTCGTTCGCTCCTTGATTTGCCGCTGGAAAGAGGAGTTGATCCTGCTGCAAGAAACAATGAAACACTTCGATATGCCAGTAAGCGCGGGCATACGGAAATTGTTCGTTTGCTCCTTGCGCTGCCGCCAGAAAGAGGCGTGGATCCAGCTGCAACGCGATAATTATGCAATTCGGTTGGCAAGCAAACATGGGCACACGAAAATTGTCCGTTTGCTTGCGAACGCCATTCGTAAAAATTGATACCACACAGATGCTGAAATTGGCTCTGTCATGGAACACGATGGTCTCAAAATCTTGCGCACTATTGCAGAAACGCCGGCGTCAATCACATTGGAGGATGTCGTTGCATCTGGCGATGTGTGGCGTTTGAAGTTGTTGATGGAAAGTGGTGCAACAGTTGACGACCGCATATTTCACTTGGCAATTGAGCGTGGACACACGGTCATTGTTCGTTTGCTCATTGATTCGGATATAGCAGCCAACGACAATGAAGCATTTCGAACTGCATGTGAACACGGGCACGCGAAAATGGTTCGTATGCTTCTCGATTTGCCGTTTGAAAAGGGTGTGGATCCTGTTGCACGATACAATGAAGCACTTCGATATGCGTGTGAGGATGGGCAAACGGAAATTGCCCGCATGCTCCTTGATTTGCCGTTGGAGAGAGGAGTAAATCCAGGCGACAATTTCGTACTTCAACACGCATGTTGGGACGGGCGCACGGAAATTGTGCGTATGTTACTTGATTTGCCGTTGGAACGCGGCGTGAACCCCGCAGCAAATAATAATGAAGCGCTTCAACAGGCATGTTGCACCGGAAACACGGAAATTGTGCGCATGCTCCTTGATTTGCCATTGGAAAGAGGTGTGAATCCAGCTGCATACTACAATTCAGCACTCCGAAGTGCACGCGAATGGGAACACACGGAAATTGTTCGTTTGCTCCTTGAATTGCCGTTGGAAAGAGGTGTTGATCGAGCTGCAATGGACAATGTCGAACCATGGACACACAGTTATTTTTCGTTTGCTCCTTGATTTGCCGTTGGAAAGAGGTGTTGATCCCGCTGCAATTGACTACAATGACGACACTCGTGTGGTGCGACCATGGCATAGTTCCGCGATGTTAGCCGCATCATTCGCTTTTTAGCATAAAAATTAGACTGGAAACATTGGGATCGCGGCTACCAACACAGAAATTGTTCGTATGCTTCTTGATCTGGAGACCGCCAACGAACGCCGTTCGTAAAAATTGATGCAACACATATGGCTGGAGCTCTGGCATGGAACACGATGGTCTCAAAATTTTGCGCACTATTGCAGAAACGCCGGCGTCAATCACATTGGAGGATGTCGTTGCATATGGCAATGTGTGGCATTTGAAGTTGTTGATTGAAAATGGTGCGACAGTTGATGACTGGATATTTAATTCGGCAATTAAGCGCGGACACGCAGAAATTGTTCGCTTGCTCCTTGAGTTACCGTTGGACCGTGAAGTAAATCCAGCTGCACGCAACAATGTAGCACTTCGAAACTCATGTTACAATGGTCGTACGGAAATTGTTTGTTTGCTCCTCAATTTGTCGTTAGAGCGTGGAGTGGATCCAGCAGCAGAGGACAATTACCCACTTCGAAACTCATGTTACAACGGACACACTGAAATTGTTCGTTTGCTCCTTGAGCTGCCGCTAGACCGTGGAGTGGATCCAGCAGCA